GTTGCCAGATCTGTTTTTTCTTTAAGTAAAGCTATCCTTTCCTGATCATATATAATAGATGGATTAGTTAATGACAGTTCAAAATTAGCTAACTGCTCACCTGTATAACCCTGTGAATATAAATGAACCATAGCAATTTTATATAATTCAGAAGTAATAATTCTTTGAATTCTTTCAATTGTTCTAGCAAATCTAATATCCTGGGCTGCTAATGTGGCTTTACCTTCAAGATTTTCGTCATAACCCATAAAAGCTTTAGGAACCTTAAGTGCTGCGAATAATTTATCCCTTAAATAAACTACGTCTGTAATACCATCATATTGTAAACCTGGTGTAGTTTCAATTTTAGTTGCCGAATCGTTACCCCTTACTGGGATATAGAAATCTTCTAGGGAATTTTGAAGATTATATTTTAAATTATAATCACCTGTTTGTGGATCTACATATGGAGTTCTTTTTAATTTAGAAATAGTTTTCTCCATAAATGCTTCAATTTCATTGGGAGGAATAGAACCTATATTTAAATAAAATATACGTTTTTCAGGAGCCCTTACTATTCTATGTATTAACATAGCATCCTCCATTAAAGTATATTGCTTAAATAATTTTCTAGCTGGTTCTATATAACTCCTACCATAGGGGAGGAAATTAACATCAGTAAGTAATCTAAAATGGGCTACTTCATAATTATCGAAAAAAATTGCCCTGGCATCCTTTGTTTGGTTAGGAACAGTTGAATAGCCATACGAATCCGACACTATACCATCTGGGTCAAATTTAAACATCACTTTTGCAGGATTCTCTGGGTCAGAATATTCTATTCTTTCTATGTTAAAAGCTGAGTATGGTATAACATTATATACTCCAAATCCTTCTGCAATTTCTAATTTTAAGAAAAAATCCCCATACTTACACATATTGCGGATCCAGGGCCAAAGGTTAAATTCTATGTTAACTACATCATAAAAAAGATTATAAAGTATTTTTTGTATATTTTCATCAGGTGATTTAATTTGTAGTACTTCTCCTAAATCATTTTTAAGTGTGCTTTCATCCGAAATGATATCTAAAGCAGAAGCTATAATAGCATCAGTATCCATAGCATCATACTCAGCATATAAAGAGGGTCTTAAAGTTCTATAATTATAAGATGCTTGTTGACCATATAAAGAAGATATACTATTAGTATAAATTCTATTAAATCTATCTATAAGTGAATTTGTTTCCACATTACCTGATACTTGTATATGTCTAGTATCTATAGTTTTTAGTTGGTTATCACCCGTATTTCTGATTATTACATCTGTTGAAAATAATCTTTGTAATCTATTAAATAATCCTTTATCAGCCATAATTAAATTTTATAAAAGCCAAGTTATGTTTTCATTTTTCCCATCTATTTCCATAGTGTATGGGTTTTTAGTTCCTCCACTTACAACTCCAGGGGTATAATAATCGTTCTTACTAACATTCCCTAATGCAGCTTTTGCTCTATCCAGAGATTCTTGTTGAAATTTCAAAGAAGTATCTCTTAAAAACATAGCTATACCAAAAGCCATAATTAAATCATCATTGTAGCCCACTTGTGCCTCAGGCCTCCCATTTTTCCATATAAATACCCTCATTTCCTCTAGAAGTCTTCTAGAACGAATAGTTACACTTCTATCACCTACAAACTCTCTAAATTTATTAATAATTAAGGGACGTGTTCTCATAGACATAGTAAATCCCGGAACCATTTCCGAATTGCCCTCATATGTCTGCAGATAAGACTCAGCGGTTAATTTATCGGATTTAGGAGAATGGTATAAGTTTCTATAACCTCTTTCCCTTATGGCATCTATAGTGGCCCACCCAATATTAGCATTCTCAGGGCATAACATTGCGTTATTATATTCAGCAGCTAAACCAACTAAAAAATAACCAAATTCCTTAGGGGGGAGTTGTCCTTTAAATTCTGCTACTTGGGTATTAGTTACAATATCTATGATATGAGCAGTAGAAAAATCTTTACCATCACCCCTAGCCACATCAGCAGTAATTACATATTCCCTAGCGTAATCTGCGGATTCCCATATCCATAAATTTTGATCAACACCTCTTCTTTCAACGGGGTCTTGGATAGTAGTTTCTTTTATAAATTCAATCCACTCATTATAGAATACTACATCACCCGAAGTGTTAAAATCACAATCACACTCTTGAGCTGCAATGCGAGGATCACCTAGTAAATCATCCTGTCTATCTCTCCATATTTGATCTCTTTCGGGGTGTACCATCCAAGGTAATCTAATAGGTAAAAATTCATTTTCCTGAGCCTCAGCCTTAGTCCACATTTTATGGAACCAATTTCCAGTTCCGTTAGGTGTAGAAAGTACAATAGCACCACCCCCTGTAGATAGAGTTTGTTGAGCCGAAGCCCATATATTATCTATACCCTCGATAAATGCCGCTTCATCTACTACTAGCATAGATACAGCTTCTGATCTACCTGCATCTGATGCCGCAGAAGTTGCTTTTATTTGAGAGCCATTAGTAAGTCTTAGGGTTAATTTATTATTTTCTTCAGTGGAAATCTGTAACCATGAAGGTAAATTATCATACATAAATTTAACCTTAGTTACTAGGTTTTTAGCTGTTTCTTGTTTAGTAGCAACACATAATACATTTTTACCCTCATGAAATAACATCATCCAAAGAGAATACCCCGCAGTTAAGGTAGATATACCCAACTGTCTGGATTTAAGTATTAATGAATATGGGTTATCCTTAAATAAATTTAATACTTTTTCTTGAAATGGATATAAAGTAAATAATATTTTGCCTCTTTGGGGGTGTTGAATAAAACAGTATTTCTTCATAAAATGTACAGGATCTGTTGCACATTTAATATATTCCTGGCGGATTATTTTTTTTAGATCCTGTGACATATTTAGAGAAGAGCTTCAACCTCTTTCTTCATAGAGGTTAGCTCCTTTAATCTTTTCAGTAAATCTTCTTTTTCCTCACCATCTGATTTTTTCCACTGATTTACTACTGTTTTCATTTCACGAGTAATTTTACCTAGCTCCCTAGCTAATGAAGAAACGGAATCACTTTTAAGATCAGAAGCAGTAGGTTCATTATCTTGTTCACTTAGGGCATCTCCTAATTCATCAGATAAATCTTTAGTTGTTTCCAATTCCTTATTTAAATCCTGTTGAGCCTCTATATCGTCAGGAGTGGCCTCAGATAGAACTTCAATTATTTCTTTTTTTATAATTTCCTTTAGTTTAGGTTTATTAAATCCCATGGTGAAGTTTATTTATAAATATTAGGGAAATAATACCTCATTTATTTGCTTCAAACGTTGTTCTGTAGTACCACTAATAGTAGTAAAATCCTGTATTTGATCTCTATACTCAAACAATAATTCCCTAATAGTATAATCTATTTTTTCTCTATATTCAGTATCTACAGTTCTAACACCATTATCTTCTACAATAGTACCCTCGGTAGTAACATAAAAAATATGATCATAATCCACTAACATAGTTGATGCAAAATCACAAAACTTATCCGCATCATCTTCACTAATTGAATCAGCACATTTAGCAAATGCCATTACATCAATAATAGTTCTATCAGTAATAATATTTTCATTCAACAATTCACTAGCTCTCTCGGCTAAAAATATTGATTGACCCTTTACTGTAGAATCTGTATTTAATGGAATACCTAAATCTCTTAAATATTTAGACCGTTCAGTAGTAAACTTATAATTAATAAATTCTACCTCATACTCCAATGCCTTAACTAATGTAGTTTTACCTACAGACATTGTACCACATAATCCAATTTTCATACTATAATTTATGTTCTTGCACCAGATTGTTTACCTAAAGCTGTCTTATGGAATGGAACACCTTTTCTTTCTCTCATTAACTCTTGATATTCCTCAAACCCATATTGTATACCATAAAGATAATAACCTTTTTTTGCTCCTCCACGTCTTTCAATAGGTTCAATTGCAGGACCATCATATCTATGA